GCACAGCTAACGCCACATCGCGCATGGCAGATGCGTCGGTCATGACCGTTCTTCATCGCAGATCAAATGCAGCCGCTCGCGGCGGCCATCCGGATCTGACGCCGTAATGATTTTTAGTGTGCGGTCACCCCAGAGGAGCCGTGCCTTAACAGGAAAATTAGTACGGTAGCGGGTCGTAATTTTGTAAACGCCCATGACCACATCGCGCCCATCTTCCGACCTGCGACGTGGGGAGAGTGTTTTGATACCGGCCCAGCACTTGGCATAGAATACCCAACCGACGGCTTGGCCGCCCATAACATCCGGCACAGTCTCTGGCACATAAATGCCGAGACGGTGTTTAAACTGCCCGATCATAGCCGCAGCCCCCGATAAGGCATGGTCAAGGCATCGACCATCATGGGTAGCGGCGGCTGGGTCTCGCTATCCCGATGTTCGTAAGATTGCGCGAGCAGGAGCAGTATCGCCTGCCGCAATTGCATTGGAACATCGTCTGCTGTGGTTCCGTATCCCGCCTCAATCTCGACTTCCACGGCAACCGGGTCGGCATAGTCTGACCATCTTACCGAATTCAGACACACCGCCGCCGGAATGGCGCGAAGGCTGACTGTGTAATCTTCAACGGGCACATCTGTGACAGTGCAGTCCGGAGCTATGATACCTACCCTGTGCACCGCTGTGACCGGCGTGTGATTGATGAACAGGCTCCGTTCCGGCACGGAATGCGACATGTAAAGTCGTCGCCGTGTGATCAGGCTCGCGCCGATCATATCTTCAACCCGTAGGCGCGAGCCTTTTATAAGGTCGGAAATCAGTTGATTATCATCATCGGTATCGACACGCAGAAAGATTTTGGCGTAGTCGAGTGTGACCGGCTCTATGGGCGGCGGATCAATATCGGTGATCATGGGATAGTCCTTTGGTAGAAATGAAAAAGGCCACCGCAAGGGTGACCTGAGTTGAGTTTGACAAAGTGGCTAGGCGATTAGTTCACTCTGAACTTCAACAGTTTAATCGCATTGAAGTCCTGTACGCCGCCGCCGACGCGCTTGGTTGTATAGAACAACACATAAGGCTTGGCAGAGTATGGATCCCGCAAGACCCGCACACCCTGACGATCCACGATCAGGTAACCGCGGCAGAAATCCCCGAAGGCGATGGACGCGGAATCAGAAGCGATGTCTGGCATATCCTCGATCTCGATGAGGGGGTATCCCAGCAATCTCGATGGTTCCCCTGCACCTACAGAAGGCTGCCAGATATAATTGCCGTCACCATCCTTGAACTTGCGCAAAACCCCTACCGTGCGGCGGTTCATGATGAAGCTTCCATTAGAACGATAACGCGGCTTCGGTGCGTAGATCAGGTCAATCAGGGCATCAATCGGCGCACCGCTATCGAAGCCGCCATCTGTGCCTGTCGCGACATAGCCAAGATTACCCCAGCTATGTCCGCTTTCGGACGTCTGTGTATAGGACAGCAAACCGTTCGGTTTGTTCGCGCCGTCACCGGAGACAAATGCCGTGGTCTCCTGGGCTGCAAAGACATCACGCACTTCGTCCGCTAGCCATTGATCAACATCCGCAACGTCGTCATCAAGCAGGGTCTGGGTTGCCGCAGGCATGGCGTATAACTCGCCTGCTGGAAACTCGAGCAGCTCCAATTGCGGAGCATCAGTTTCAGACCGGACATCAGTCTCACCAGCCCAACCGGACGCCGCGCCGCCGGCTGACACCGGTTTTTTGAATTGCCCGGCTCCAACACGTCGGATAGCTGCGATAGTCCGAAATGGCGAAGTGGTTTCCAGCGCCCTGTCAATCCGGCTCTCGGTTTCTGCCGGGGCGACATAGCCACCTTCCGCGTCCACGCCCGCAGTGAGGGATTTGCCTTCAAGTGCTTTTAGCGCCGAGCCATCGCCGGTGCGGATATATTGTGACCAGGCGGATTTGGCTTCGGATGGCCCGGTATCGTTACCAAGCGCAGGCTGCGCCGCCGTGATCGCCAACCGTTCAATCCGCTTTTGCTGGGCGTCAAGCGCGGCGTTGATACGGTCGACCTTTTCATTGGTTAACACATCGGTGCTGGATTTTTGTTCCAGTTCCGCCAGCCTTTGATCATTAGCCGCTTTGAATGCTTCGAACGTCGAGGCAAAGTCATTTTGCGCGGCCTTCGCTTCCGTCGTCATTTTGGTTTCTTTTTTTACATTACTCACGCTGTTCTCCTTGTTGAAATGTGAGGGTCTTCGTCGTTGATTTGAGTAATCCGCGCCGAGCGCAGCATGGGGAAAGCGACAACGGACACCTCCCATAAATCCAGTTCCAGAAGTTCACGGCCAATTCCGTTTTGCCTTGACCTTGTCGCACGGTATCCGATGGACAGGCCGCTTACTGCGCCTTCGCGGATGAGCCTTGCCGTGCGATCAGCATCCGTATTTCCGGGTATCAATCGACCTGACACGAACAAGCCGCTGCCGTCTTCGACTATGTGGTCCCAAACCCCGATAGGATTATGGGTTTCGTGGCCAAACAACATGGGAAAGCGCCTGTCGCTCTGGGATAGAAGGCTCCCGGCAAAAGCCCCGCGCCTCACGATGTCACCGCTTATATCCGTCTGATCGAACAGGCTGGCATAGCCGGAAATACGTAAGTCGTTCATCGGGGACTTCCGTCGATCTTGCGCTCAATCCGGGTCAGGCTTTGCGCCATAACAGTGGTCTGGCCTTCAACCCGGGCGAGCCGCTGGGCCACGCCTGGAGCCATCGCCATCTGGATCTCAAGTGATTTCAGGCGGGCATCTGCGGCCCCTGCCCAGATCAGAGCGCTGGCGGTCTGCAGCATGACGGAAAACATCAACCCATAGGTCACGGTACGGTCAAAGTTTTGGCCTCGTTCAGCCATGAGATGCCTCCAATCCCGCCATCTGGCGGCGTTCGTTATCTGTCAGGAAGTTGGCGGCAGAGAGCCGGGCCCAAAGCGCAGCGCGTTCTTCGGATAGCGCCGGAACACAATCAAGATCGGGCACAAGGCTTAACCCCTCGCCAAAATAGAGACGTAACCAACCTTCCAGTCCCCGCGCTGTTTTCTGCACCAGCGGCACAATGGTCTGCCGCCAGAAGGCCTGATTGGCTTCGCGGTAATTGGCATAAGTGTTGTCACCTGGCAGCCCGAGCAGCATGGGCGGCACACCAAAGGCGAGCGCAATATCTCTCGCCGCGGCCGATTTGAGCGTTGCGAAATCCATATCCGCCGGGCTCAGTGACATGGACTGCCAAGACAATCCGCCCTCCAAGAGCATTGGGCGACCGGCATTGCCGCTGCCTTGATAGACGTCATTGAGTTCAGCTTTGAGGCGATCAAATTGAGCCTGAGTAAGCCCAGCGGCATCCTCGTTTTCATAGACCAATGCCCCCGAGGGCCGCGCCGCATTTTCCAGCAAGGCTCGGTTCCCATCACTGGCTGCATTGTGAATTGCCACAGCCTGATGAGCGGCCCGCAGGCAACCCGCACCGTAGTGATCGTCCAGCGGATTGAAGCCCTTGAGATGGATGATGCAGGGCCAGCCATCCTCATCCTCCACCGGGATATCAATGGCTTGCTCGTCGAGCTTGTAGCGATAGCTGGCGGGCCAGCCGTCTTTGCCTGCATTCACCGTGACCCGGTCTGGCCTCAGCGGGAAAAGCTCCACCGGGACACCTGCCCCATCGCGCAAAATCTGCACATAAGCATTGCCATGCAGGGCAAGCTGGGAAGCGATCACTTCAAGCAGAGGTTGCGTGCCGCAAGATGCAAGCACCAGCCGCGATAGCTCTTCGTTTTCGGTGTGAACTGGAGCGCCGCCAACGCTTTCGGCGATGATCCGCACTGCACGCTGAGCGACCGGGTTCGCCATATAGGCGTCCTCCACTGCGCAGCCATATTCGTAGGCATTCGTCGTGCCGGCATGACCAATTGCCATCGCCCAGGGAGAGACATAACCCTGAGTAATGGGGCCGCGAGTAATAGGCACGCGTGACGACCCCCCGCCTTTGAAGGCGGTGGCCAGATTGTCGAAAAT